CACTGGAGACAAAACTGCCAGAGACCGGATCGCCGGGACTGGCCAGCGGATAGGCGTGCGTCAGCGGGCGCGTGAAGCTGATCTCGCCGTTGATCTGCACGTCGCGCACCACGGCCATGTCCTCGATGCGGTGCTCGATGGTCACTGGCTGGCTGTAGCCAGTCACGTCGGTGAACGTGACGGTGCCTGCTTCCAGATCGGTAACGTAGCCTGTGTGGATCACCACGCCGTTGTGGCCGACCACACGCACGCGCGACAGACGCACCCGCGCGCAATCGATGGTCTGGCCGTTGCTGACCGAGGCGGTGATGCGCCCGGTGTGGCCGACGACGGCGAATCCTCCTGGACGGAAGATCGGCACACGCCCGTCGCTGGGCAGGCGTACCGGGTCGATGCCCAGCAACGCCGCATCCAGGGGCAGATAGCTGTAGGCCACGGCGCTGTAGCGCAGGCTGGAGGCTGCGACCGGCTCTGGCCGGAAGATCTTGCCGTCTGGCCGGACGTTCTCGGCGTCGAACCACGGCTCGCTCTCGTTGCCCGCAGCCGTGACCACGGTGCCAAATCGCACTCGCACGAGGCCGGTGTCGTAATCGACGCTGCCGATGACGCCAGACGCGGTGATCGTGCCGTCGATGCCTGCCGTCACGGTCTGGGTTCCACCCACCGCGCGGGCGAACTGAATGGAGAGCGATCCGGGGCGAAGTGGCGCAGCACCGGTGCGGAACACGTACTCGCTGGAGATGTTCTCGCCCACAGTGGTCACGCAACTGGCGCGCGTGATGCTGTTGGTCGCGCCCGCCGACCACGAGGTGAGCGTCACCGCACCAGAGAGGTAGTTGATGCTGCCGCGCGTGACCCAGCCGCTGGGCGTGAATTCGCGCAGTGTGCCCTGGCCGTTGTCACCCCAGGGCTGGCTGCCCGCGATGGCCAGCAACACCGTGCCCGTCACCACCTGCGCGTTGACACCGGGCACCAACCGGAACGATGGGCTGAACGCGAACGTCTCGCTGTGGTTGCTGGTCGAGCCCGCGCTGTTGTAGCGCAGCTTGACGTAGCCGGACTCGTCGTTCGGGTAGAGCGACGGCGCGTCCACGTAGTTGATGCCGCCGTAGTTGAGGCGGAACATCTGGCCCACGCCCGACGCCCAGCCAAGGCGCTGCGCCCCGTAGACGGGACTTGGAATCTTGACCGTGACGTCGGGCTGGAACTGCACCGCCCCGGTGGCGTAGTTGACGCTACCGATGACTTGGCCTGCGCGCAGCACATTGCCCGCACCATCGTCGCGGGCGTATTGCGTGGGATCGACCCCGTTCCACAGGCCTAGCCCCATCGCCTGAATCTGCTGCAGCGTGTAGACCCCGAGTACGGCGGTGTCCGTCAGGGTGTTCCACTCGATCTCCAATGAACCCGGCTCGATGGAGCCCAGGGTTGCAGTCACTGGCACCTTGCCCTGGCCATCGCGCGAGGGGTGCGCGAAGCTGTCTTCCTGCTTGGGGCCTGCAACGTAGTCCACGGTCAGCAGTGTGCCGACGGGCGGCATGACATTTGGCGCGAAGCTCACGAGGTTCTGCGCGACGTTCAGGCTGCCGGTGGCATCACCACTGAGCTCGCCAGACGTGGTGGCGGACGCCGTGCGCGTGCCCGTGCCGCTCTCGTGTGGCCAGGTGATGGTGAGCGTGCCCGGCTGAACGCTTTTGCCTTCGGGCGGGGCAAGCTGCAGGGCCTGTGATGCCTTCAGGACGGTGGTCGGCTGCCGCGTTTCCTGGGTCGGCGCGTTCCAGGTCAGGATGAGCGATGACCCGACGTCGGGCAGCGCGCCCAGGGTCACGACGAAAGCCCCGGTGTTGCGGTTGACGGTGCCTGCGCCGTAGCTCGCGTCCAGCCCCTTGAGCGCGCCGTTGCCGGCGTCCGACAGCACGTACCAGCGCCCTTGCGCCATGTAGCTGATGGACAGCGTTCCAGGCTGCGGCACCGGCAGCACCGTGCCGACGTAGGACTGGCTGCGCGACTCCGGGGTGATCGGGATCTCGGAGCTTTGCGGGGCGCGCAGGATGCGGGCAGCCGGGGTGTAGGTGACCGCCTTCTCATTCGACATCGAGCCCGAGTTGAGCGCCAGGATGCCGTTGGCGTAGTCGATGGTGCCGATCGTGCCGCTCGCAGTCTTGAGCAGGCCCGCGTCGTCGAAGATCGTGATGCCGTCGGTCTGCAGCGTGAGCGAGCCCGGCAGGCAGCCGCCCGGCAGGTTGAACTTGATGCTGGGCGTCCAGGCGTGGTTCGCCGAGTAGCTCACAGCCACGGCCCCCGGCACCGGCAATCCGGCGGCCGCATACGGCGGCACGAAGGAGATGGGCGTCTCGGTCTGCGCGCTGGGCACGAGTTGTGTGTAGATGGACGCGCCCTTGATGGTGAAGTCACCAACAGACGCCGCCTGGGTGAGTGGCACCACGCCGACGTAGGTGCCGGCGTCGGCCACCACGGTGTCGCGCACCTTGGTGGCGCCCGCCGCGCGCGTGAAGGTGCGGCTGGCAGGCGAGCCGGTGAAGTCGAAGCGCAGCGCGTCGCTGATGGCGACGGTGACGACCGCCGCCTTGTAGTCCTGGTCGTTGTTGTAAGTGAAGCTGCGTTCGACCACCGACACGGCGGTGGCGCGGATGTACTGCTCCTTCTGCGTGGGCAGTCCTTCGTTCTCGATCAGGACGAGGGTCTGGCCGACGTTGGGCACGGCGTCGCTGAGGCGTTGGAAGAGCTGGATCACCCGCTGGCCAGCAATGTGGTTCTCGAACAGGTAGCCCGCCCATTCGGGGCCCTTATTGAGGTAGGCCTCGATGCGGGTCTGCGCCTGCTCACGGGTGTCGAAGGTCTTGCGGGTGGAAAACAGCGTGACGCTGACGCGCTCGTCCTGCGGCGGTTCGGCCACGATGACGTTGGCACCGAAGTAGGTGTCGGTGTCATCCGTGGCCACTTGCACAAAGCTCTTGCGCAAGTTGACACGGCCTCCGGCGCGATCCAGCTCGGAGATGTCGGGGAAGATGGCGTTCGATACGCCATCGGCAATCACGAGGCCCGTGGGCGCACCGCCGCCTTCGGGCACATCGGCCATCACGGCAGACTTGAGCAGCTTCACGTCGCCAGATTGGATGGGCATCAGGCAATCTCCAAGAATCGAAGGGTCAGTCGGTAGAAATCGGTGCTCGCGCGCGCCGGGAAACCCATCACCGGCTCGGCCTCGATGGCGACCTCCTGGTGGCGGAAAGCGACCGTGAAGACCCGGCCATCGGCGAAAGCAAGTTCGAAGCGGCCTGTGCTGCCGCCCACCGGAATCGCCGCCCACGCGCGCAACTGCTCGATGGCGGCACGCGTCACCCAGGCCATATCGGGTGCTCCCACCAGAGTGATCGGGCGTCCTGCCTGCCGCGTCGCTGACTGAATCAGCAACGCTCCGGTAATCAGGTAGGAAGTGCTGGCCACCGCAGGCGACCACGCGTGTTCGTCTGCCCACAGCAAGTCGTCGGGCAATGGCAAAGCCACCCCGGTGGCGAGGTTCTTCAGTTGCATCAGGGAATCTCAGACAGTGCGGGCGCGGGCGGCGTCGAGCAGTTGCAAGAGGCGCGCTTCATCGCGCGCATCCACCGTGGCGTTGACCTTCTGCTGTCCCGCAGACAGTTCCACGCGCACGGTGTGGGTGGGCGTACCTTCGGGCAACGAGGGACGTGGCAGGCTGCGGCTTGCGGGCTGCACCAGACCGCCCGAGGCAAAGCCCTGGATGCCCGCCAGCGCACGCCCGGCCAGTGCCTGCGCCGGAGCGCTCAGGTTGTTGATGGCTTCGAAGAAACCCGCGCCGTAGCGGGCGACGGCCTGCCGGTTCACGACGAACTCGCCCGGGGTGAGCATCGCAGGGACGGTGTCGGACTTGGCTAAACCCCCACGGGCAAAGAACTGACCGTCTAGAGACTCCATATAGTCGATCAGGTCGCGTTCGAAGTCCTTGCCGTACATGATGACCGTAGACATGGCGTAGCGCCAACGCTGGCGGATGCCCTCCAGTTGGGCTTTTTCGTTGGCGGTCAGGGTCTTACGGTCGACCAGTTTCTCCAGATCCCGCCGATCGGTACGTGCCATCGGCATCCAGTAGGCAAAGGTCTTGTCCTTGGCGTCCAGGCTTCCGCTGTAGTTGATCTGTCCGAGTGCCTTGATGCCCAGTTCGATCATCTTCTCGGTTTCAACCACCTCGCGATTGCGCTTGGGTGGTTGCGGGCCGACCGCGCCGCCGCGTGCAAAACGAGCGACGGAATTGGAAACTTGCGCCAGGCGCGCCAAATTGCCCGCGCCGTACTTACGCACCGCCGCCTTGCGAAGCACAAAGGCGCCCGCCTCCAGGGTCCGTGGCACAGTGTCGTGGTGACCCGAGCCCGGCACATTCCCACCAGCCATCCGGGGGAACGCAGGCGCTACCGCACCGCCACCAGAGAAGTTCAGCACCCGGCCGACCATGCCGCCGGTAGCGTTCTGCTCCACCTTTTTGACGTAGATGGTGTGCGTGCTGCTGGTATTGGCACCGTTGAGGCTCATGATTTCTGAACGGGCCGCATCGGCATTGGTGCTGACCTGGTGGCGCGACTCGGTCTGGATGCGATCAAGGGCTTTGATCATTCCGTCCACGTTGGTAATCGCGGCTTGGGCTTTTTCTGTTGCCACCTTGAGCTCGAACTGCGCGTTCTGATCGGCGTAGGTCTTGAGCTTGTCCAGTGCCTCCCGGGCCTTGGATACATCGGCATCGACCGGCAGCGTCTTGCCCTCTTTGAGCAGCTGCTCGTATTCCTTGAGTTTCTTTTCCGCCTCCTGCAGATCGGCCTGGATTTGCAGCAGGTATTCCTTCTCGGCCAGCGCTTTGTCCAGCTCAGCGATGGCCTGGTCGAAGCGCGTGGTGTCGGCATCGAGCGTGAGTTTCAGCCCCTCTTGAAGCTTGGATGTGATCTGGTCGATCTGGGTTTGCGTCTGCTCCAGGGTCTGGCGGATCTGGTCACGCGCGCCGAGCGCTTCGCGTGCGGCGGTCTGGTGCGCCTTGGCCTCGGCATCCAGCGCCTGGTTGAGGATTTCCTCAGACTGGCGGATGCGGTCGATGGCGTCACGCACCCCTTGTTTTCCTTGCGCGGCCTGCACGTCGGCATCCTTGGCCTTCTGCGCCAGTTCCGCGCGCAACTGATCGGCTTGCCGCATCAAATCGGTGGCCTGCTGGTACTCCTGCCTGCGGTAGGCCTCGCGCGACTGCGCTTCGAGATGCGTGACCTGCGACACCGCCTGCTCGGACTGCTTGCGCGCTTCCTCGCCGCGCTTGGCCTCGTTGGTCTGGCTGGTGGCCACCTGCGCGGCCATGTCCATCGCCTTCTGCGCAAGCTGGCGGGCAAGCTCCAATTCACCGTTGGCCAGCGCCCGGCGCGCCTGCTCCTGCATCTCGGCGATCTGGCGCTTGCGATCCTCGGTGGCCTCGTACTCCGTCATACCCTGACGGCGGATGTCGCGGATGCGCTCCTCCGTGGACATCGACAACTGGCGCTTGGCTTCCTCGATGCGCTGCACTTCCGCCAGATGCCGGTTGGCTTCAGCATTGAGAGCGTCGATGTGCTGGCGGTACTCCGTGAGCGCCTGCCCCAGGGTCTGGCGCTTGGTGGCGAGAATGTCGTTCTCGACACGCTGCACGTTGGCCCGGCGCTCGTCCTCGGTCTGGCCTTGCCGGGCGGCGGCGTCCTTGCGCGCCTGCGTTTCCTGATCGATCAGGCCAAGTGTCTCGGTCGTCGCCTGACGGCGCAGGGTCGCCTGCTGTGTCAGCGCCTCGGTAAGCAGCTGCGTGGACTTGGTGATCTTGGCGGTTTCGGACTGCTGGGTACGCTCCAGTTCCGCCTTCTCCTGGTCGTAGCGGTTCTTCACCGCTTGCACCTGCTGCGCGAGGCTCGCCTCGACGATGGTGGTCAGCCCCTTGTAGGCTTCTGCCATTTTGGCGGTGGCGTCGTTGACTTGCGCTTGCGCCTTGCCGACGGCCTGTTCGACCTCGCCGAGCCGGGACTTGAGCTTTTCCAGCGCGGCGTGCACCGCCTCGATGCCACGCCCGACCGCTTCCTGCGTGCCCTGGCGCACGGCTTCGAGCCGCTTGGAGATTTCCTCGGCAGCGGTCGCAGCGGTGTTCATCGCGCCTTTGGCTGCGTTCGCACCTTCGGTGGCGTCGGCGTACATCTCGGCGAAGATGCGGTTCATTTCCGTCAGGCGTTCGTTGTGGCGCTGGGTGGCCTCGGCAATGGTGTCGGACGTGAAGATGGCGGCGAAGACCTCCCAGCGGTAGCGCAGCTGCTCGATGCCCTTGACCAGCATCTCCACCATGAAGATGCCCGCCTTGCGGACGATCTCGAACTTCTCGGACAACCAGGTGCCGATCTCCCAGCCGATGATGGCCGCACCGAGCACCCCGAACGCCACGCGCAGCTTGCCTACGGTGGCGATGGCGTTCGACAACGACAGGTTGGCCGTTGCCCACGCCGCCGACGTGGCGGTGGCCGCCGTGACCGCTGCTGCACCGGCGGTCTGCCAGGCGGTGATCAGCGCCGGGATCAGGCGGTAGATCAGCACCGCGAGCCCGACCTCGGCGATGCGCTTCAACCACTGCATCACCGTGTCCAGGTTCTCCGACAGCCACGTCAGGGCCTCGGCGAGCTTCTTGGTGAATCCGGTCGATTCATCGAGCTTGCTGACCCACTGCCCGAAGGCGTTCGACAGACGCGTGAAGGCCTGGCTAACGGTCACGGGCAACTGCGCGTACTCGGCGGCCAGCTTGTCCTTTTGGCCCATCAACGCATTGACCACCACGTCGGCAGTGAGCCGACCCTCCTCAGCCAGCTTGCGCAGCCGTCCGATCGGCACATTCAGTCCGTCAGCCAAGGCTTGCGCCAGACGGGGGCTGTTCTCAACGACAGAATTGAACTCCTCACCGCGAAGCACGCCCGAGGCCAGGGCCTGCCCGAACTGCAGCAGGGACGACTGCGCCTCGGTGGCCGATGCGCCGGAGATGCGCAGCGCCTGCGAGATGCTTTCGGTGAGCGAGAGCGCATCTTTCTGCTCGCCGCCAAGCATCCGCACCGCCTGTTGGAGCTTGCCGTAAAGCGTGGCGGTCTCCTGGATCGGCACGCCAATGCGCTGCGCAATGGCAAACAGTTCCTTCTGGGCGACCGTGTACTCGCGGCTGCCAGCGGTGGCGAGCTTCAGGCGCGCGGACATCATGTTCCAGGCGTCGGCGATCTGGACGATCTCCTGCACCTTGCCACTGGCCCAGTTGATGGTGAGGAAAGCCAGCAACTGCGTCTTGGCCTTGGCGACCTGATCGCCAAATGCGCTCATCCCGGCCTTGACCTCGGCAATTCCAGCGGCCGCCTTCTCACCGGCGGTCTTGGCGGTGGCCGAGAGCTCGCCGAGGCTGCGCTCGGCGCTGGTGATGGCGCGCTTGAGTCCTTCGTCCGCGCCTTCCAGCGCGACGAGGACGGAAACCCGGTTCGCCATCTCAGTCCACCACGCGAAGCTGTTTTTCGATGGCCGCCGTCAGTCGCGGAATACGACCCGCGACGATGCGCTCGACGTTCAGGCGCTTCTTGAGCTGCACGCGCGGCACCAGCACGGCAATGGGCACGTCCGCGCCGCGCTTGAGGCGCTTGACGCCCTCGGCCTTGCGGTAGCGGCGCTTGAAGCCCGACAGTGGCCGGTCGTGTTCCTTGATGTTCTCGGCCATCAGCACGATGTTCCCCTTGGCGTTCTTGATGAAATAGGCGTTCCCACCGCGCATCAACTCGGCGATCTGCGCCTTGAAGCGTTTGCGACCGACACGACCGTGCAGAGGGATCAGCATCCGGCCGGAAATAGAGCCGCCACGCTCGTGAATACCCGACCACGGGATGCGCGAGCCGACGTAGAGCGCAGGCAACCGGTTCTTGTCCTTGTCCAGCACCTTGGCGGTGAAGCCCTTGACGAAGGACTTCTTGACCACCGTCATTTGGCCCGCGACGTGGCTGCGCACGTCCTCCTTGAGTTCGGCGGCCTCACTGGCGATGCCGCGCGCGGCCGCCTTCTGGACCTTGTCGCGAAACTCGCCGCCCCAGCGGCGCAACTGCGCCTGCGCGGCCTTGCTATCGATGCGAACCGAGATGCGCATGGTCTTGGAGCCTGTCGAGTGTCTGGTCGAGGTGACGCGAATCGCCGCGTGCGCCGATGGCGATCAGCGAGAGCAGCCGGGCATCGCGTGCGGCGTCCTCCCGCGCGGTGGCGGCGGCGAAGCCGCGCAGTTGCGCCAGGGTGTAGTCGAGGATGTCCGGCAGCCGGTGGCCGTGGGCGATCAGGTGCTGGACGGTGTCGAACCAGCCGTGGCTGCCACCGCGCTGGTCTGCGCGATCAACCCGTCGAGCCGAGGCATCACCGTCCGGGTAAAAAAATCGGCGTTGACCTCCAGCACTTTTGCCGCCAGCAGGATGGCCTGGTCGGCATCGAGTGCGTCGACCCACGCGCGGGGCTTGCCGACGGCGATGGACACTGCCGTCAGCAGGTCGTCGCCGCGCTCGCCGAACAGTGCCAGCCAGTCGATACCATCGCCGCCGATCTGCTGCATCACCGGGGTGATCGCGCGCAGGAAGGCGGGCATCTGGCCGACCTTCAGCGGCTTGATGGCCAGCGGCTCGCCGTCGATGACCAGCTCCACTGCTTGCGGGATGAGGGTTTCCAGATCGCTCATGGCAGCCCCCATCACAGTTGCACGATGCGGCCGAACTGGCCGAGCACCGCGTCATAGGGCTTGGTGGTGTCGGCCAGGAGCGAGCCTTCCAGCTCGAACTTGTTGTACTCGTCCGAGATGAAGGAGATTTCCTTCAAGGGATCGAAGGCCACGCGGTACAGCTCGACCAGCACCTTGGCGTTGCCCTGCGCGGTGTTGATGCCTTCCAGGCGCAGGTAGCGCTCGGGCAGCGCCTGCGTGAAGATGCCGATCTCGGTGGCGACGCCGTAGCTGTAGGCCGCCTTGAACGGTGCGGTAAAGCCGGTGGTATCCAGAAACTGGAGGGCACCGAAGTCGGTGTCGGCGGTGTAGTGCGTGCCTGCGGTCAGCGTCGCGGGCGTGCCTGCCGAATCGGTCACCACCAGTGCCGAGACCTTGGGGTGCGCGAGGAAGTAGCGGTCGCCGATCACCGGAGCCGCGCCGCCAATGGGTTCAGCCGTCACAGTGCCTGTACTGCCGGTGACGTGATTGCCGTACAGCGCCAGCGCGAGGTTTTCCTTGGTGAACTCCTCGATGGTGAGGTTCACGGTGGCCGACTTTTGCTTGACCATCCGGTGGTCGAGCGAGCGCTGGCCGGTCTGGCTCTCGTAATGCTCCAGCACGTCGGTCTTGAGCGAAAGCTTCAGCTCGGCCACGTTGCCGGGCGAGCGCACTTCGATGGGAAGGCCTTCGAGATCGCGCTTTCCGAGGAAGACGCGGCCCTGAAAACTTGCGTAGGTGCTCATGATTTGGATTCCTTGCGTTGGATGGTTTTGGGTTCGAGGGGCATACCGTCGCCTTGCGGCTGGAGCTCGGGTACGGGCTGGCGGTCGTGGCGGGCGATGCCGTTGGCGATGAGCCAGTCGGCAGTGCCGCCATCCACATCGAGCCGGTCGCCTGCCTTGTGGGCTTGGCCCGCGTGGGTGTGCGGTTGGGTCAGAACGATGGAAGTCATGGTTGTCATCCTTTGGCTGAAAGATCGGTGTCGAGCGTCCGGTAGGTGATTGCGTAGCGCGCCGGGATCGTTGCGGCCACCGCATCGGCGTCCTCGACGTCCCACTCGCATTCCTGCTCGCGCAGCCCTAAGGCAAGGCCGCCCAGATTCCGGTCGGCCAGCAGCGCGGCGTGGGCGGCGGTGATCAGCCGGTCGGCTTCGGTTTCCGGAATGGCGGGAGGTACCGCGCGGGCCAGCGCGACCAGGCGCACCGTGAGCTCGCGCGTGACACGGTCGTTGGCGCGCTCGGTGATCGATTCGGACTCGGGGAACACCACCAGCGCCGGGCATTGCTCCCGGCTGATGGCCACCGTGGGCGAGCGGTGCAAGGTCGCCCCAAGCGACTCCACCGGCGTGCGGACCGCCGCCATCACCGCGAGCAGGATCTGTTCGCGGATCGAGTTGCTGGACACGGCACTACACCCGGGTGAGCTGTGCGCGCATCTCCGAGCCGTCGCCCACGGCCCGGGTGCTACGCACCTGATAGATCACGCCATCGATCTCGACCGCCTCGCGTGGGGACAGCCCCACGAACACCGACGCCGGGTACGACATCTGATAGTCGGTGGTCGAGGCCAGCCCGTCGAATACGGAATCATCCGGTGCCGTGAAGCCGACCGCGTGCGTCTGCGACGGAGATCCACCGGCTGGCTGCCACCGGCAATCACGCAGCAGGCCCGCGTTCAAAGCGGCGGCATAAACCTGCTCGACGAGACCCATCATGCAGCCACCAGCTTCACGAGCACACCAGGGCGATGGCACATCGGCAGCGGGTTGGACTGCGTGTGCAGGTCGGTGCCCCGGTCAAACTTGCGCGGCTCCTGCTTGGCGTAGAGCGATAGGCCGAGCGTATTCACCGTCTCGTTGAAGTCGGCTGGTGCAAAGTAGGTGCCGAAGGTGTCGATGGTGCCGGTCGGGAAGGCGTGGGCCTCGCCTGCCTCGATGAAACGGCGCACGACAACGTTCTCGCCGATTCTCGCAACAGCTTTCCCCCGGTACTCCTCGAAGGTAATGCCGCCATAGGTGAAGCCCTTGCGCACATCGTTGATCAAGACGGCACCGTTTTGCCAATTGGCATAGGCCGTTTTTACCGTCGGGTGGGCAATCAGCGCTGCAAAGAACTCCTGCGAGCACAGCACGTGGATTCCGGTTGAGAACTCACCACCGAGACCTTCTTCGATAGCTGCTGCCGTAGCGATACAGGCGCCTTTGACGTCACCTTTGTCGTTGGAAAACGGAAACTCGACAACGGTCTGATCGATCTCGAAGGCATCGAACAAATCCACCAGCTCCGACCCATCGGCGTCGAGGATCACGCCCTTGAGCGCACCCATACGCAGGTGCTCCAGCGTGATGGCGTGCTTGTTGCGCATGGTCTCCAAGTGACGGGCGACGACGTTGGCGATGGATTCGGTTTCCGTTTCCGAACCGAAGGCACGCAGACCTTGCACTTCTTCCGGCAGCACCACGTCGTCGTGTGGGATGTGCGGCACCACGAAGGAGCGCAGCTTGCGCTTGCCGCGTACGCCAACCGTACCAGGCGAACCCGGTGGCAAGGTGGGCAACAGGTTGAGTACGCCGTTCATCTCCTCCACGATGATCTGGCGCTGACGCACGGGCTTGGGCGGCATCAGGTTCAGTTCTTCCAGTCGCCCATAGCGGTTGGGCAGGATGTTGATGGCGGCGGTGAGCGCTGCCATCGAGAAGGCGGGATTGCTGAAGGGGTTGTTCATAGTCAGGCTCCTTGGCGAACGAGCACGCCCAGCGACTTGAGCTGCGCAATGGCGGTGAGTTTTTCGGCGGTGGTGATGGCGTCGGGCCACGCGAGCGCATGGTGGGCGACGATGGCGTGGCGCGCGACGACGAGACCGTCGTCACGGTCGATCAAGGTGGCGTCGCAGGCCTGCAGCAGCACGCCAGCAGCGACCTGCGTGCCGTCTTCTGCGGACGGATCGAGCTGTTTGAACTTGGCCGTTGCGGTGACGATGCCGACCACCGTGCCCAGCGGCAGGTTCTGGCCCGAAGCGACCGTGACGCGGTCGCGCGAGTAAAGGTTGGGGGCTTCGTACTTGAGCAGGTCGCCCAGGTTCAGAGGTTCGGCGAGAGCGGGCATCTCAGATCTCCTTCTTGGTGGATTGCGCTGCGATCTGCTTGGCGGCGTCGATCAGCGGATTGCTGGCCACAGGGCGCGCGGCGTCGGGGGCGATGCGGCTGGTGATTTCGGGACTGGCTTCGGCCTGCGCCGCAAGCAGTTGGCTGCGCACCTGGGCGGGCGAGGACTGGGCTTCGAGAAAGCCCGCGATCAGGTCAGTGCGCCCGGCCAGCGTGCAGGTCTGGGCGATTTCGACGGCGTCGGCCACGGTCATTGCCGTGGCGGTGGAGGCGGTGGCGGACGGTTGAGGAGGACTGCCAGCAAGATCAGCAAGAGGCCGATCAGAAGCAGCGAGGTCGGTTCGATCATTCATGGAAGACTCCATCTGGTGGTTGCGAAGAAAGCCCGCTTGGCTGGCCGTAGCCACCTGAGTCGGGAGTGGGGAAAGCGATTGCGTGAGTTGTGTAAGCGCGTCGTCAAGGCTGCCGACGGCGTCGGCCAAACCGGTGGCGACGGCGTCCGGGCCGAAGAACAGACCCGCTTCCGTGGCGCGCACGGCGTCCGCATCAAGGCCGCGATGGCGCGCGACCGTCTCGACGAACAGGTCATAGATGCGATCCACCTCGGCCTTGAGGACGGCGTGTGCTTCGTTGGAGATCGGTTCGTGCGGGTTGAGGTCGTTCTTGCGTTCGCCCGCGAACACGGCGGTGTAGCGAACGCCGTCCTGGGCGTCCTTCACCGACTGATCGACGTGCATGGCGATGACGCCGATCGAGCCGACACCGCCGGTG